CGTGGTCATAATGCCCAGAGGCTCCGAACCGGCCCCGTTACCGTTGAGGATGATACGATCCCAATCAATCGCCACAACCTTCATCAGGTCGTCGCGGATAAAGTTTTCCACGTCAACGCTGGATTGGAGCAACAGCCGGCGGGTGTATTGGTTCCATGCGCCAACCCGCTTCGGCGAGATCAAAACTTGGTCGAGCGTTTGGGTCGAAATCGTCAGTGCGGCGGATTCGCCAACACTGTACGCGGTGGCCGCGCCGGTCTGACGGGGAATGGCAATATCTCCCTCAAGTCCGGCCATGCCCTGCACGCCGAGACGGTCACAAACCATGCGATTGCGCAGGATTTCGATGATGGGAGTCAAAATTGTGGTCTGAACAAACGCACCGCCCTGGCCGAACGTGTTCACGTTCAAATCCCGGTGCATCATCCGGCGGGTGCGGTTGGCGCGGCCCATGTCGGCTTCGAGGTCGAACGGGACGAGAAAGCCTTCCGGCTCAATACCGCTTTCCTTCGCCAGATTCCGGCTCATGTCGAATTCCACGCCGTCCTGGGGTTTCTTGAGCAGCATTTTCTGCATGGCGCGAATCAGAGAATACGAATTCTGGTCGCGCTTACTGTACGCCTTGAAAACTTCGGTCTTGGGGGTAACTTTCTTGGCGCCCAGACATTCGGTCATGGCGCGGACACAAAATTGGTCAACGGTCATCTCGCCGCCCAAAGCTTCGGTGACGATGGTGCGCACCTTGTCGGCGACGGCGGGATTGTCGGCAATGAGGGCGTCGGCGCGCTTGGTGATTTCGGCGGAGCGAACGCGCTCGGCTTTCAACGGGTCAACGGTGGGGGCGGCGGGAGCGGGAGCACCACCAGCGGCGGCGGCAGGAGCGGGGTCAAGTAAAATTCTCATACGATTTTTTTGTTCCGGTGTTAGTTTTTCTGTTAATGCTAAAATGTCCATTTTTTCAGGTTCGGGTTTTACAGCAGGAAGGTTTCTGCCAACTCCAGCAGCGGGGTCGGCAGGAACAGCGACTGAGGAAATTTCATGGGCGCGCCAAGAGAAACGCTTCAAGGGTTTTCCGTCTGTGTGCGTTCCTTCGGATAAAAGTTTTGTCTGGTCGTAACCAACTGAAATGTGAGGACGAATTTTGCTGCGCATCTGGCGGCTGCGTTCCAAGCCAAGCCCGGCATCATCCAATTCCAATTCTGCCCGTCCCTTTTTGTCGGCCTCAATCGCTGCGCTTTTAATCACGCCGATGGGCGATTTGGGGTCGTGTTCATCAAGCACCGCGCCGCGATTTTGCAGCAAGGACAAATCCGCGTTGTTCGGTTCGTGGCAAAGAACTTCCCAATACTGTTCGCCTTCGGCATGGTCAAATCCGTCGCCAACTCGCAGCACCGGAGTCTCTGAAGAAAATGCAACTTTGATGGATCGGTTGGTCAGTCCATCAGCCGCGCCCGGCGGGACGACATCGGTTGAGGAAATCTCGGCGTAACGATATTTCAGGGGCGCGTCCGTATTTCGCTTTTTCATTTTCGTAAATGGTCAAATGTCCATAAATCGCGCGTGCCCATTGCCGTTCAATGCCGGGATTCTGGATTTCTTTTTTATCGTCTGTTTGCCGCCCTTTTTCGGCGGCGTTTCGGGCGTCTCAACGTCCTCCGGGCCGGGCGTTGTCTCTCCCGGCGCTCCCTTTTTAATCGTCGGCAAGGTCGCATCCGTGCCGGAAAAATCCAGGTCGTGATCCTCGTCAATCTTTTTGTCGGCGGAAATTTCTGCGTCAACCTTTTGGGTGTCACCGCCTCGTTCGGAATTCAAAATAACATGGTCGCGGGAATCCAATCCTGCCTCGATGCGCATGATGTCCGCTTGCGTGTCCTGCACCGGATTGATTTGACCCCATTTCTGCGCGTGGAAATGCGCGGCATTGATGAGTTCGGGTAGCCGGTCAATCGGTTGTTTCACAATGCCCGACAAAATCGCGTATTTTAGCCAAGCGTTGAAATGCGGGCGAACCAAATTCAATTTCATGTGCATCTGCAATTTCTTGAACTGCGCGCGCTGCTGGTTTTCTCCAAGACGGCCAGATGAAAAATTGACGCCTTCCAAATCGTTTGCGAGAACGTGATAGGCAAGGCCCGCGCCGCCGGCAACGGCCCTCAGGTTTTGCTTGGTGAAATTAGGATAGGCTTCGACGGGATGATTTGGATCCCATTGCTGAACGTCGTATCCGGCTGGAAGCTCTTCAAACGTGCCGGGGCTGGCCTGCATTTGTTTTGCGCCTTCATCGGTTTCGGTATCTCCTGTATATTCATCTCCTGTCGCGTCCTTTTTGAAAAAGCCCATTTTGCACGCGCTCACAATCGCCGCTGTCATTTCGGCAACATCGTACTGGTCGAGCCGGTGCAGCCTTTGGATGATGGAACAGAAGGACGGCATCCCGATATATTGCTCCGCGCGCGTGCGAATGTTCCAAAGAGCAATGACATCGTTGGCGTCCACGCGCTCGCGGTATTTTGGCGAGTTGCTCCATGCAAAAACGTCGCCGGGGTGACGGGTCAAAAGGTGGTAGGCGACCGGCGCGTGAAATTCGTCCATCTCGATTGAGAACTGGATTTCGTTCGCCGTGCCGACTTGGGGACGGTTCCAATTGTAATCCAAGTGATCGGTTTCCAATATGTCCACCGCGTAATGAAAATCGTTTTTGGGGAACTGGCGATATTGACGCCAGATGATTCCACCATCTCGGATGACCGCTGAAATGGTTTGCCAGTAGCCTTCGGCCCGGCTCAATGTTTTCCGAATGCTGAAATTTTCGGGCAACCCGGCTTCCTGCCATGCCTGTTCGATTTCCAGATTCGTTTCATCTTCCTCGACAAACGCGCCCTCAACCATTTTCCCGACCTTCATTTCCAGCCGGAACGGGTCGGAGCCGACGACATTGTTCTGGTGTGAGTTGATAATGGCCGTCGCGTAAGGGTTATCACGCTCCAGCCTTCGCGCCCAGCTGCGAGACGCCACAATGGAAGTTAAAATCTCGGCGTTGGCGCTGGTGATGGAGATTGGAAAATCCTGATTAAGCCTCGACGTTGCCGCCGAATCATACATGCGGATTTTCTGCCGTGAGACTTGGCGAAGATAATTCGCGTCCTTCGGATTCACCGTTCGCGTGTCCAGCAGTTCCCTGCCGGTTTTTGCGGGCAGTCCAATGTCGTGTTTGTTTCGCCCAAACAATTCGAGTGACAATTTCATAATCCACCGCGATAAATGTTTCCCGGCCCAAATCCCTCACCGCCCAAGACCGGGTTGGGAAATGTTGCGGAAATTTGGGTTGTGATTCTGCGTCCAGTTGGCTGTTTGTTCCGCGCCCGCTCTTTCGCAATCTCGCCCTGCCGCTGATGCCGGAATGAATAGTAAAATTCTTTCAAATCACGCGCCGGGATTCGGCGAATCATTGTGCCGTTGATTTCCGAATCCAAAATATCGTTCGACGCGCGCCCAAGCATTACGGCTTCCAGCTTTTCAACCATCAACTGAGCAAACGTCTTTGTGCTTTGATCGCCGGGAGCGGTTGCAAGGTCGGGGGTGATTTTTACCGGGCCGAGATAAACTTGATAGCGTTCCCCGACATTGGCCGTATTGTAGGCATACCCGGCCATTTCAAATTCACCAACTGGAAAGGCTTCTGTTACAGAACCGTCAACGAATACAAGTTGCTCCGTTCCGCCGGCGGTTGGTTGCGCCGAATCAAATTCAATCGGCGCGCCACCGCCGCGAATTTCATAATGAACGGCCCAGACTGGCGATGGATACTTCGGGAAATTGCGCTGGAAAGAAATTGAATCGCCACAAGCAATTTGAATCGGTTCGCGGCGGTCGGGCGGAATTGTTGCGGCAGTGGCCATTTTCATAAATGGTCAAATGTCCATTAAAGCAAAAGAGGCTGGACGTTAATCCAGCCTCTACCTTGACATCGCCCTGCTTCGCGCCGCGTTGCTCCGCCTTCGCTACGCCTCGCGTTGCACCGCTTTGCCCTCGCTGCGCTGCGCCTTGCGTGTGTCGGCAAAGACAGCCAGTCGTGAGAAAGGCCACGCAAGAACGGCGCTGATGTTACTAACTGTCTTTGCCATGCGGTTACTTTGGCACGACACGCGCTTTATGTCAAGCATGATAACTGAATGCGCTTGGTGTTACCCGAAAAGCAGAATGTTCGCGGCCCAAAAGGTAATGAAACATGGGAAAAGTTCTGGCATGTGCCCCTGGCACGTCCGGTTGATGGTCGCGCGCTACGAATTGCTTGCTCAGAAAATGGGCATGTCCGCTAAAAATGAGACAGGTCAAATCCAGCGGCTTTAGTCGGTCGCCAGGTTTTCAATAGTTTTCCTTCCTTGGCTAAACGAATCCATGTCGCATAAACTATCTTCCGCTCGAAATTTGAAGAGTAAAGACCTTCCGTTGATGTCCCGGATACAATTTCAGCGCATGTTTTTTCTCTATCGTCCAAAAGGCGAGAAACCTTAAGAATCTGTTTGGCTTTTTGAATCGCCTTGAAATCTAACCGGTAAGTTTTGGTGTGTCCGTGACAACTGGTTCCTATTTTTCCTTTCATAAATTCAAAATCTTCCAAACCCGCCCACCCCGCCAACCTGCATCGAAAGCCGTTTGCGCGGCTGAATCTTTGGCGGGGCGGTGACTGCCTCGGCGGAAGCGGGTTTTTCAAACGGTTTGATTTCGTAATCCGTCTTTTCCTGCGCCTCGGTTTTTACCGGGAAGATGTTTTTCCGCAGCCGGGCAATGTTCGGGCGTAAAATGTCCAGCGCGGCCATGTTGTAAACCTTCAAGTCCAGCGCCTCGTTGCGCTCATATTTCTTTTCCCATTTCTGCCGCACAACTCCGCGCTCGATTGTCGTCACCAACCGCTCGGAGCAAAGCTGTTTGAAATAAAGCTCCGTGTAACCGCGCCCGACCGGGAAATGAATGTAACGCGGCCCCGGCTCGTCCATTGTCAGGCGAGACGCTAAAGATTCCTTTGCGGTGTCCGTGCCGACGCTGAACAAATAAATCCCGTAGTGTTTGTTTTTGTGCGGCGTTACCAGCGGCGCGTGCGGCGTCGCGCTGCCCTTCACCGCGTAAAAGCGCCGATGTTGGCGAGCCTTGGTAAAGCGATATACCGCTTTTGTTTTGTGGCCGGAGTCCACCGCAACGCAGGTGATTCCCATATCAATTCCGCTGGCATGTTTGAATTTCTTGGAAAGAAAATCGTCACACTGTTCTTGGGTTTCGTTTTTGTCGAAGTCGCCCCACACAACAAACTTTTCGATTGACCAGACTTCTTCTTCGTCGCCGATGCCCTGGACTTCGATTTCGGCGCGGTCGTCTTGGATGTCCATCGCCGCCGTGAGCAAAACAACTTCTTCGGGTATTTCGTGTTCGTATTTTTCAACTCGGTTTAATAAAAAGCCCCACTCAAGCTGCTGCGCCTTTTCTTTCCACGGTTCCGCAAGAAAAATGTTCGTCCAGACGCGGAGTGATTCTGTCCCGTTTTTCTTCGCCTTCAAAAAATCCTCAGCGAATTCGTGATGATAGTTTTTGAAGGCTCGCTTCAAACCGATTGTCCGGTAAAGCCCGTTAAGGTGTCGGCCCCGGATTCCTTTGAACGGAGCGGTCGCAATCCACTTTGCCCGATATTCAACCCCGTTGACAGTTGTCGCCGGATTGTCCGGGTGTCCTGAATTGATCGCCGCAATGCGCTGCGCGTCTGACCAAGACTTGTGACACGCTTCGCATTCGTAAACCGCGTGTTCCGTGTCGCGCCTTTCTTTTCCGTCCGGTTGCGCGAAAG